CCCCTAGCCCTAGCCCCCCTAGCCCTGCCTAGTATCCGCTTTTACTAGATCCGAATTTGTTATCAAAAAGTTATGCGACACGCTTGACTTACTAACTCAATGAAGGTATCTTGATAGTAGTTAGGTAAATTGCCTAATGTAAAAAATGAAGCTAAATGAAATGGAGTAAATGAAATGAACACTAAAACTAAAAAAGTTGCTTACACAATAATTCGCCTGTTGCTAGGTTTAGTAATCACCCCCCTAGTTGCTGGTGTCTGGGTTGTAATCTATGGCTTGCTAGTTGCTAATGGTGCTGGACAGGCTCACACACTAGGCGAAGTTTGGACTAATGGCTTAGTGCTAGGTTCAGTAGTATCTCTAGCCCTTGTAATAGTTCCCCTAGTAAAAAACTAAATACTTGGTTAGCCCCCCTAGCAATAGGGGGGTTAGCCCCCTAAAAAGTTTAGGGGTTTCTTTCATTTTCCCCTAAACACTAAGCCCCCTAGTCTAATTCACTAGGGGGTTTAGTTTATCTAAATCTAAATAAGCTAGTGCCTGTTTTTCTACCCGTATCTATTTTTCTATGTGCCATAGACCTAGCAGTTATCTTGCCACCTGTAAAGCCTGAAGGTGGCTTGATAAGCAGAGCAGTTAGAGCGTGAACTAAGGCATCAACTCTATCTGGGGACTTGCCTTCCCCTGGAATCCAAGAATACATCTGGCTCTCAAGATCAGCTAAAAATCCTATGTGGTGAACCCTGTTTTGCTCATAAGCAAGAGTCACTGGCTCAGCTCTCAGGGCTTTACCGTATTTGCTATGAACCTCTAAAACAACTATGTTAGGGTCTATAGCATTGATAGCATTTCTAACTAATGCTCCACCCTGATTCACCTCAGCAACTACAGGACACCCCCACTTTCTAGCCATCTCTACAACCTTGTTGGCCCAAGTCTCAGGAGAACCTAGAACAGTAGCATCTTCCAAAACCCAAGCCTGTCTCTTGTATAAGTCTCTATCTGCTGTTGAGGCACAAACAACAATTCCGCATTCATCTCTCGGGTTCTCAGCAACGCTAGGGTCTACCCCAATAATTCTTAGTGGAGTTCCAAGAGGCATACCACCCTCTCTGCCTCTCTCTATCATTTCACTAGTCCACAAGGCTCCCTCGACATCATCGAGCATCTCTCCATAGATTTCTTGCTGAGCAAGTCTGGTTCCAGCATAGACACCTGTAATAGCATCAAGATAAGCACCAGACAAGTTTCCTGAATTGTCTAATGTGGACCCACGAGTAATCACTACTCGACCTGTCTTAGATTCCTCGATCAACTTATACAAAAGAGGAACCCGCTTAGGAGTAGTGGTAACTACTATTTGAGGAGTTCTACCTAGACGGGTTCCAACTCTCAAGTTATCAAAGGCAGTCATACCAGCTGCATCTGGTGTCTGTCTCCAAGCTGCAATCTCGTCGCCCCAAGCGTGGGTGAACTGAGGACCACGAAGAGAGTCAGGCTCATCAGCAGTAAAACAAGTAGCCGTATTACCATTAGGCCAAGTCAGTCTTCTCTTTGATGGTTCATACAAAGGTCTCTCACTAGGGGGAGTCACATTCATAATTCCGGACTCACCTTCAACAATAACATCTCGCACATCAGCAGCAGTTCTAGCAACAAGGGCAAATCTTCTCTGCCCTGTAGTTGTGAACTTAGCTTGCTCTCTTACCCATTCAGCTGCTGTCCTAGTCTTGCCTGCTCCACGACCAGCTATGTATGCCCAGATATTCCAGTCACCTTCAGGAGCTTGCTGCTCTGGCCTCCCCCAGACTGACCAGTCCCAAACAAGAGAATCTGGATCCATACCAGACAAAACCTTAGCTTGCTCTTCAGGTGGAAGCATAGCAATCTGCTCCATAATACTTTTGGCCATAGGTCCTACTTCTGATCTGTGTACATAAATAGTGTACTTTAGGTTTGAACCCCCCTATAAAACAAAAGCCCCCTGCTAATGCAGAGGGTTTTGTAGTGAATAGGTGGATTGCGTTTTACCACCAGTGCCTAGTCAATTCGGTTCTCAGTAAGATCCGCTTTTGAGCACACCCGCCCTTTATCCGCTAAGATGAACCGCTAAGTTCAGGCGTTGCCTTGTCTGACCCATTTGACGTTTCAGACTATTCAGCCATACTCCAGATCTCCCGTCGGATCTCTGTTAATAAAATATTATATGAAGTTGTAAATTTATGCAAGGGGGTAGAGCAAAATTATCCAATTAATTTGATTTGGTTTAAAGCAGAGGTTTTTAGCTTTCCACCAATAGGCGCATAGCCCAGTAAAGCGGCTTTTGCTGGCATACAGGTCCCAACTACATACTTGAACCAGTCTTGAATAGCCTTACCCTTACCAACTGAAACTTTACCGGTTACCCTCTTAGGAGCTAGTCCATAGGCAACAATTGACAACTGGTAGGCACCCGGAATTACCTTTGTAAAGTTGATATTCAAGGTTCCGTTAGTAGCATCGGTCCCCCCAGTGATTGGGTCCTGTCCGCTAATGAACTTACCAGCAGCACTTGAAGTTGGAGCTACAAATACACCGGCTGCATTGCGAAGCTTAGCAATAGCCACGTCAGCATTGATAGCATCTGAAAGATCGAAGTAACCGAATGCGTTTGAGTTGTCTTCGATGTAAGCAGCCAACAGCTGAGAAGTAGAGAATGAGACTGCACCTGGAGCTAGACCACCGCTTGCTGATACCATATCGCTACTGCCTTTGGTCCAGTTACCAACAGTCTGATTTAGGTAGTTGGTTAGGTTTGAGTTTGTGCCAGAGCCAGAAGCGCGGTAAACAACCTTGATTGCTTTCTTCGGCAACTTCACACGAGGGTTCAAAGATTGGATCTTAGAATCATTCCACCGAGTAATCTCACCCTTCAAAATTCCAGAGATCACTTCGGCAGTTAGGTTTAGACCATCGCCTACACCAACAGCTGAGTAGGCAAATGCCACCGGACCTGCTACAAGGGGCACGGTCACAAAGCCCTTGCTAGGTACACCGCTTGTGTATGGGGCATCAGTTGCAGCCCATTCGATGTTGCCAGCAGCAAACTCGGTTCTACCGGTTCCAGAGCCAGTTGAAGTGTATGTGACACTATCGGCTACATAGGCAGCAGTGCAAGCTTGCATAGCTCCATTGGCAAAAGAGGATCCTTTACCGGATAGTGAAAATCCAGCTCCAAAAGCTGAACTTGATGATGTTGCTAGGGCAATTACCGCAATGGCAGTTGTGATCTTGATTAGAAGCTTATTAAGCATTTCTCTCCTAAGGTTAGTTGTTTACTTGGTTAACAGATTTAGTATGACATATTAAGAAAGAAATGAATTTTTAAAAAGAAAACGACCCCGCATTTGCAGGGCCGTATTCAAAAGCTAGTTGCTAGCTGAGTGAAACTCTAACGTTAGGATCTCCTTCAAAAAGTGCAGTAAAGGTATCCGCATTCATCAAACCATCACCCGGGATGCCTTTGGACTCCTGGAACTTAAGTACAGCATTTCTTGTGAGATCTCCATAGTAACCGGCTTTCACAGAGCCATCTTGCAAAAGCTCTAGCTCAATCAATCTACGCTGAACGTGGAACACAGTTAGTGATCTACGGTTTGCATCATTCTTGTATACACAAGAAGATAGAAGAACATCATCAACTTCTCCATTGCCAACCACAGCTGGACCTGCTGGAGTGACTACCGCATTAGCAATATCTTCTGCAGTAACCGCAACTGGCTCAGCATACTTAAGAATGACTGGCTCAGCAACTACTTCAGCTACTGGCTCAGCAACTACTTCAGCTACCGCTTCTTCAACAAGCTCCGGCTCGACTACCGCAACTTCTTCAGTAGTTTCAGGTTCAACTACTGCAACTTCTTCTACGACTTCCTCAGTCGAGTTTGTTTTCTTTTCTGCCATGAGGCCTCCTTCTAGATTCTTTATCTATTATAAACGCTGTGAAAGAACAGCCATTGTGATCGATGTAAGTGCAAATACACCTGGAACTACCAGGCCACCTACACCAGCTACCGCAAGTACAATTGCAACTACCGCAAGTGCAACTGCAAGGACAGAAGTCCAAACAATATCTCTAAGTCTTATTAACCAGCCAGGCATTACTTTGTCGCCTTTCCAGCAATCTTGCTATCTTCTTCTGAGTTGCAATAGCACCCGGATGAAGATCCAGGTAAGACTACCCCAAGAAGAGGTTTAACTTTTCTAGATCTTCTTTTTGCAATAACACCGTATGCAATTCCAAAAGAAGAACCGCATACTACTGCTAAAGCTAGTACTCCAATAATTGTTTCCATGTTACTCCTCGATATCTGAAATGTAATCAGCGTGATCTGCATGATTACGACTAAACAAGCTTAACAGGCCCAGGGCACCAATGGTGAGGCCCCCTAGCAAAACAGCTGTGGTGCTTATAGCTACCGCAACTGCAAGTATGATGTTAAAGTCCATTTTTACTCCTCCGTACTTAATAATTTATATTCCCCTGGAAAGCGAGAAGGCCCTGGCAATACCAGGACCTCCTCAGCCGGAACTTAATCTTTAGGGAGCTTGTTCAACCACCCTCACATACCGTATCTGACTGTGCTTGTAATTGCTCAAAGGCTCAATCACAGTAGTACCGTATGCTCGATTAGAGTTAAGGACTTTGTTATTTCCTATGTAAATGCCAGAGTGATAAAAATCAGTTCTACCGCGGTATGCAAATACCACAATATCTCCAATGTTTGGATCACTTACTCGCGTTCCTATTCCGGCTTGAGCAGTTGCAGAATGCGGTAGCTCTAGTCCAAAGTGTCTGTAAAGCCAGACAACCATACCGGAACAATCCCACCCGTAATGATTAGAACCAGAAAAAACATAAGGGGTTTTGTTTACCCTGGTCTTAATATATTTTAAAGTAAGCTTCATGCGTGCCTGGTTTCTAACTTCTTTTTTATTTTCAAAAAGAAGAGTAACCTTTGGATCGACATTCGGCTTACTTATAATCGGGGTGGCTATATTCAGTTTTTGTTTTTGTTCAGTTACTGCATTAACTGCCGAAGCAGAACAACCGGCAATAGTCAAAGCTATTCCCATTGTGATCGTTGCGAACTTTTTCATTGGCGACCTACCTTTCCTGTTATGAATTGAGTTAGTACTCGGTCGTTATTGTTGGGTTCTCCCGTAACACCACCTGGGCGGTGTTTTTTTAGTTTAACAGTAGTTTTCTACTCGTTATCACTAAACTTGTAATTTTCCTGGGCAATAATTAATTTTTTTACAAATTCCAAGACATCGGTATCTCTAATCTCTACCTGGTGAGCATAGTACTCGGTTTGTAGATCCAGGTTTTCACTTAAAGATAAATCGCCAGGAACCAGGGTACCTTTTTTGTATTCGGCATAAGCCAGGGCAAGCTTTTCACTAGGAATGTTCATAAAATCTCCGATCTCTATAAATTTTACCCCATAACCGCTAAACTAATGGACCCCCTGGATTTAGGGCCTGTACGGGGCTTCCAGGGCCGAAAAAGAGCTGTCCCCCGCCAGGCGCTAACTTGACGGGGGACTAATTTGGTCGTACACCTAAGCAGTTGTTGTGAACATTATTAAGTTATTTATACTTAGATGTTTGTCGCGGTTGCGACTAGAAAACTCTATCAAAAAATTTATTTATCGGCAACTCCCCCCCCCCCTGGTAGCTTCTCCCTGGCGAACCTGGTGCCAGGATAAATTAGATCCTGGAACCCTGGAACCGCATAAAAATAATCCCCCTGGTTTTCACCTGGGGGACTATTCTTACCTGGTTTATCCAAAAACTATTTCACCGAACATCGCGACCTGGACAATAACATCGGTATCGGTAGCGTCATAATCTACATCGCTAGGGTCGGCCATAATCGCCTGGCAGACTGATTTGGTTGATCGGTTCACTTGTATTTTTCCGCTGGCAAGCTTCTCGGTAGCGTCTAGCAAATCCTGGTAAGAAATTGTTTTATCAACTACACCGGCAGTTTCATCAAGGCAGTCCGGTAATAGTGTGATCGCGTATGTTCTTTTTTCGGTGTCGTGTTCTGCTGTCTTTGCCCAATAGCCGATAGACATACCCGCGTCATCACAAATAAATTCAAAAATTTCAATTTGTTCCTGGTTCATCTTTTCTCCTTTTTTTCTGCCAGGGTTCCCTGGTAATAAGAAGCTTAGCAAATTTTTCCAGGCAAAACTAAAAACCAGGAATTATTTTTTCCGCGTGTCTAATTTCCTGGATCTAATTTTTATTACCGCACCTGGAACCTGGAACCTGGAACCTGGAACCTGGAACCTGGAAAAGATAAACCCCCGGTATCTCTACCAGGGGATTATCGGCAACCAGGCTATTCCAGGGTCCCGGTATCCTGGTCGCTGTGTGAGCAAGACCAATAGCCGTTCTCCCTGGTTATTTTTTCTTTGTCCCAGGACTTCACTTCATAGCACCTACCGCATAACTCGCACTGAATAAAGTTTTCTCCTGTGCTTAGTTTGACCAGGGTTGATGTTGTTTCTAGGTATTTAGAATAAGACATTTGTTTCTCCATTTTCCACCAGGTTTTCCTGGTAATAAAAGTTTAGTGGCAGTAAATAATTTTCGTCAAGCTTCGGCAGATAATTTTTGGCGTGTCTAATTTATAGACTTAGTTCGGGTTAGATTTATCCCTGTTCTAATTCTAAGTTTGATCCAGAAAGTTCCGTGAGTTCGGCAGAATGTTCGGTGCTTACAGGGGACTAAAACTAGTCGCTTTACTTCTGGAAAAGCGTTTTTACTTTTGATTAGTCCTAATGCGTAAAGTTCTGCCTGTTCGGCATCTCCCTTTTTTTCAATAAACATACCCGCCCCCTAATCTATCTTTGGGTAGTAAGGGGTTGGGTCATAACAGGCTACACAATGGCCGAACTTTTCAGGGTTGCCTAAATTATCTATCAGGGTATTCTCGGCAGTAATAGGTTCTTGGCAGTCGGGGCATAATTCTTGTTTAGGTGCTAGTCCTGCCAATTTTGCCACACTCTCAATTTTTAGAAATTCGTTGATGTCCATTTTTTCTCGTTTCTACTAGGGAACTACTTACACTTATACCTTACCAAAAAAATACAAAATTATTCCAAAAACTAAAAAACTTTTTTTAGCGTGTCCCGAAGCTTCGGCAACCAAAAAAACCCCCTGCCAATTTCTCGGCAAGGGTTTAGTTTCTAGGGCCTATAACTAACCGCAGACATTTAGATAGGTTGCCCGCAGTTAGAACATTCAACGTGTTCATCACATTCGCAACCACAATAACCGCAGTAGTCATTTTCTTTATCTTCTGCCATTTGATTTCCTTTCGTATGGTCTATCTAAACCCTACACCTAACCGCAGACATTTAGCAACATTCCCCGCGTGTCGTGTTTAGCGTGTCCCGAAGCTTCGGCAACCAAAAAATAAACCCCTGCCAATTTCTCGGCAAGGGTTTAGTTTCTAGATCGTGTTTAGAGTTTCCCGATAACTTCTAATGTTTCGGCAAGAGAGTTATACCCCTGAAACTCGCCATAATTGTCTATCTTGTTATCGGCACTCACTAGACGGATAGTAAATAACTTTTGTTCGTGAGTGTAATTCCACTCACTCGTTATGAATACCCTGCCTAGTCCGGTATTGGTAAGAGTTCCCCAGAAAATAGTTGATCCAAAAAAGTTTAGTGTTTCGGCACTAAACCAATTTTTATTAGCCCCGATAATTTCCTGCCACTCGGGACTACTCTTTTTTAGTTGCGTTGCTTTGCTCATTAGTTCCCCCTAGTCGTTTTCTTTTCGCCTATTGAAACGGAAACATTGACTTCGTAAAAGCGTTCTACAACTTCTCGGGCTGTTTCCCAATACGCTAGGTCTATTGCTGTTTCTTCGTGAGTATCAACCAATTCATCGGCAAGGCGTTCTAATAGTTGATCGTTGGTTAGGTGCTTTACATACTTGCTCATTTTCTCTACTTTCTGTCGGTGTATGTATTTTTAGGATACCGAACAAGCCCCTAGATGTCTAGGGACTTGCTCGGCGTGTTGGAATTAGACAAGTTCGGCAGAAACCTTATCTGTCCAAACAATTTCTATCTCTGGGTGGCTGTCTAGGTAGTTATCGTCAGGGTAGCCAATAAAGTCATCGCCAATAATTTCCTCATCAAACTTTACGATCTCTATTGCTTCGTGGAAACTGCGAGCCTTTATTGGAGCAGAGAACTCCAACTTTTTCATCTCACATTTTCCGTCATAGCCATCAGGGTAAATCTCTACCCACTGATAAACCCTGTAATTCTTTTTTAGTAAGTGAGTATGACCGCACTTTCTCTTGCTCATTTTTTACTCCGTATCCGTTAGGCAACTTACCTAACTACTCCAAACTTACCAGCCCTAAATCTATTTAGTCAAGCGTGTCGCAGATAATTTTTTAGAGCAGTTTAGACACTTGCTCAGGTGTTTTTCGTAATCGGGGAAATGAGAGAAACCCAATTACACGCTTTTTATTTTTTTCTTTCGGTGCTTGCTTTTTATTGCTGGTGCTAACTCGGCAACTATTAGAACCATAGCAACAAACCAGAACAGCCCGCCCAAGAATACTCCCCACGCCAGCTCAGCAAGGTTATTATTAGTGATCCCGAAATAAATACCGCAAGCAGTAGAGAACACCGCAAACAGCAACAAGGTTGGTATCATCTCTTACCCCTAATCACTTCCACAGCGAACCAGACAGACATTAGCAAACCGAATACCGCACCATAACCCAAGTAGTCCAGCGGTGTATTACCGCTAGGACTAGCACCATAAGCGATTAGCATTACGCAAACTAACAGATACCCGATAGAGCAACCGCTAGTGATTACCGCACTTGCGATAAGTATTCTCTTACCCTTGCTCACTCGTCATCTCCATAATCAACTGAATTAGTTTTACCGCACTCGGCACACTCAACATCGGCAGTTCCAGATCGCCCTGAAACTACTGCTTCAACTTCGTTCTCTACTCCGCACTCGCACTCAAAGTAAAGTGTTATCTCTTTATCGTTATCCCAAGGGGTAGCGGTTTTCCAAGCGTCATAACCGCCCCCGATGTCGTATCCACTCATTTAGTAATCTCCTTTTTCCGTTAGGCAACTTACCTAACTAATCTAAGACTAGCGGTGTTTTAGATTTTCCGTCAAGTCCCTTGGCGTGTTTTTATTTATTTTTTTGTTGAGCCTTTTAGACACTTGCTCAGGTGTTCGGCACTACTTCCACTCGCCTAATGCGATCATCAGTTCGTTAGGTGAAACTTCCAGCTCACGACATAAAGTAGCCATCATACCTGACGGGATTTGTCGTTGCTTGTGAAAGTATCGGCTCAGGCTAGACTTCTGTAAGCCTGTTGCGATAGCAAACTGATTTAGGGACTTGTAGCCCTGTTGCTCATACTTAGAAATAAACCAAGTCCAAGTATCAACCTTTTTAGTTCTTGCCATTTTCTCACCTCGTTTCATCGGCACTTATTCAGTATGCCCGAATAGAAACAATTTAGCAAGTTTATCGGCAAACTTTTTTTTGGCGTGTCGGGTAAAGAAATAACCCTGCCAGCTCGGCAAGGTTATTCTTGATCGTGTTTTGCCTAATCGTTCATTTTGGCAATAACTACTTCCAATTCTGCTAGTGCTTGCTCGGCAGTAATCTCCCTGCTCTCAAATTGGTCATAGATTTTTTTGATTTTCTCGGCAACCTTATCCGTCATCTCTCCCCCTTCCTAATTAGTCGGTGTCGGGTCATAGCAACTAACACAATTTCCAAACTTCTCTGGATTTCCTAGATCACCTATTCTCTGGTTTTCATCAGTAATCGGCTCTTGGCAGTCGGGGCAAGTTTCCACTTTCTCGCTGTAATAAGTTATCCACTCGTCTAGTTTTGTATCGGTAAGTTCGCTAAATAGTATCCGTATTAGGTAATTCCTGAAATAAGGGTCTTGGGCATCTATTTTCTTATCTACGGATAAGTTCCACTTGGCTACGGCAAGTTTTACAAACAAGACTTCTTTATCTATTCTCTCGGTCATTTCTTTTCCATTTCTTTCGGTGAGCTTTTGCTCTATAAATAAATTACCATTTGGCAACAATTTCCGCAACTTTATTTTTTGGCGTGTCTAATCTCTCTTGCCTTTTTGTCTAATTGACTAGCATACCAATTTAGTCGGTGTGCCATACCAAATAACTTCCCTGCTAGTGATCTAAGTATTTCGGCTAACTTGTTCATTTTCAGCTCTCGCTTTCTCGCTATTTGCTCTCATAATCTTATAGCGTTCTGCTCTTACTTCTTGGCATTTAGGGCATTCTTGTCGGTGCGAGTTTTCCCCTATGTAATCTACTTCGGTAGGTGTTCCGCAACTCCAGCACCAGATCATAATTTTTTTATTCATTGGTCAAGTCTATACCTTGCTGTTCCAATTCAGCCCATTTCTGCGTGTCGGCATAACTTCCCCACTTGTAAGGTTCATAATCTACGCCAGCAACCAGCTTGCTAGTTTTCTGTATCTGCTCTAACTTACTTGGTCGGCAGATTTCTACTTGTCCGTTTTCGTGTATTACTTTCCATAGCAATACATAACCTTTACTGCCCACTATCTATCAACCCTATAAACCAGAATAATAAAGTCATCAGCGTAAGTTGCTGTTGTGTCGGTGAATGCCCATTGAGTAGCTTTTCCGTAATCTATCCACGATCCAGATTTTTTTGGATTATCGGGGTCGGCTAGATAGAAACCATTAGTTTGGATTTTCTTTACTGCCCTAGTTGCGTTTAGATACCGGTGTGCCTTATCACTTTCAGTTTTAGGGTCAATACACTTTATCAGCGTTAGCTTTACATTAGGTTCAGCAACTACTCTTTTTAGGTCGGCTAGTGTTTTCATTTCTTTTTTCTCTTTCTCTCGGTGCTAGTTGTTTTCTAGCAATAACTCTACTTGATTACAGGCGTTCATTATGGCAATTCGGCAAGACACAATTTTTTCTCTAAGTTCTCGCTGTTCAGCTGTTAGTTTAGTTGTGTCTATAAAGGACAATTTTAGACTTTCATTAGTCCAGATCTCATTTATCAACCTAAACGCTGTTTCTAATTCGGTGTTGGTTTCTTGTAATCTCTCGGTGCTTGTTCTTGCCATTTCTCTTTTCCATTTCTCTCGGTAATCTAAACTTACAGATTTTTTCTAAGTTCGTCAAACTTTTCTTTTAGTTTTACTACTGCGTTTCGGTTATCCAATAATCTTTTTTCCGTAGCTGTTATGTGTTCTAACAAATTATCTATTTCGCCCTGACTTCTTGGATCTAAGTTTCTAAACATAACCAGCATTCCGTCTATTAGAGATGTTATTGCTGTTTTCTCTAAGTTTAGCTTTTTTAGGTCGGCAACAATTTCTCTAATTTCTTGTTCTCTTTTGTCCATTTTTCATTTCTCTTTTCTTTATCGGTGCTAAGGGGATTAGCCTAACGCTAACCCCCCTAACAATTCTAGACTAGTCCTTGACTTTTGCGAACTCTATAAACTCGGTGCGTGTATAGATTTTGCCCTTATACCAAACCGAACCTGTATCGGCATTTAGGGTTATGTCGGGATTATCGTTCCAGCCATTTTCGGTGTTGCTTGATGACCTAATACCATAACCTAAGTTGCCTGTGTAGTCCCCCAGAATTATTGCGAACTCGTAGAATACCTGTGCTGTAAGGTATGAGTGATCGCCTATTCTGCCTGTTCTCTCTAAGACATTAGCAATAGCTCGCACTCCGTCTAGCCCTGCCCATTGTCCATAAAGCTCTATCGGGTTCGGCATACTTTCACTAGTGATAAAGACACTTGCTCTATCTCCCATTTTGTTTCCTTTCGGTAGTTGTTGTTTTGGTATGTAAAGTCTAAGGCTGAATTGTTTATTCCGTCAAGTTATTTTCTTGGTGTGTCTTAGCAATTTTGTTCTCTATTCTCTCTACCAGATTTAGTAGATCACTACATTTCCCCTTATGGTGATAACAATACCCATTCTCTAATGCGTCAAAGCAAACTTGGTTCTTTATCATTACTACAAAGGCTCTAAGTGGCAGTTCGCCCAGGCTGTTTATGATTTTGTCGGTATCTCTTTCCATTTTGTTTCCTTTCGGTTAGGTGTCTAGTCTAAGGCTATTTTCTTATTTCCGTCAAGCTTAGCCCTAGCGTTTCGGTAAATAAATAATCCCCCTAGTCAATGACTAAGGGGACTAATTAGGTGATCGTGTTTAGGCGAATAGTGCTGATGAACTTACACCGATAATGATTACCAGAATAACAGGGGCAACCTTTACAAGTCGCTCTATGTCCCTAAGAACAAATAGCATTACTAGCCAGACAAGAATAAAGGCTAGAACTACTGCCCCTAAATAAATTAGAGCGTGTAAGAGCGATACGGAACAGATAATTAGTAGCCCTGTTGCGATTAGCTTTACATCTCCCATACCAATAGTTCCCGATCTTTCGTGCCAAATAGTCATACCGATAAGCATAAACAAACTTGCTAATAATCCAATTCCCCAATTTGCCCAAGTGCCGAACAGAACTGCGTTAGTCGTGCTGGTCGCAAGTGTGATAAAGAGCAGGGGGACTACAAACTTATTTGGAACTCTACTCTGTCTAGCGTTTATCACCAGAACAGGTATAGCCCCTACTAATAAATACGCTAGCGGTATTGCTGAAATTATTTGTTGAGTGGTCATTTACTTTCCATTTCTCTAAGCTGTGGAGTTTCCACTTATCAAGTAAAGCATACTTTATCGGTTTAGGTCAAGGTTAGGTGATCGTGTTTCGGGTAAAGAAATAAGCAGTTTATAGACTTGCTTAGGTCTTTGGCAGTAGGAAATGAGAGAAACTACTGCCATTATCGGTTGCGAGAGTGGGCAAGAAAGAGCAACCGATAAACCAAACTTACAGGGTTTTTATTTGTTCGTCAAGCTCGTATTTTCTACGCCTAACTAGCCAACCTAGTTCGGCAGAATACTCTATCGGCAAGTTATTCTCTCTTTTGAGTAGCCCCCAAGTAAGAGCCATAAACAACAGAAAGTCCGGGTCCCACTCCAAGTTGAGAACGCTTACGCTATCTCTCTGGAATTGTAAGTAAGTATCGTCAAAGTCCCACTTCTGCGTTTCCTGATCATAACTTTCCACATAAGCAAAGAACACTCTGTCCGTATCTATCTCGCCAACAGCTCTAAGTTTTTCATCAGGGTTCTCGGTGTTATACAACTCTACAATTTGAGTAATCATTTTTTTTCCTTTACTTGTTTAGTTTTCTAGCTCGTTCAGCAACTCTAACATAATCCAACACTTCTCGCACCGATTATGTTTATGTTGCTTAGATTTTTTTATTGGCGGTCTAGTGATCGTTATTCCACATAAAGCAACAGCATTAGGCGTATTTACTTCATCGGCTTTTACTAAATGAATTAGTGGCTTATCCTTTTCCGTTTCGGTGTTGTTCCGTTTCGGTGTTGTTTGTTGATCCAATTTTTTCTCTTTCCGTAAAGTAGAAACTCCCCTAATCTAAACTCTCGGTTTAGTTTATTAGGGGAGTTATCTTTTCTACCTAAACTAACTTGATGTATTCGTATTCGGTAGTTCTTAGGCACTCGTCAAATACAGCAGGGTATTTTTCTTTCATCAAGTTTCGGTCAAAGCTAGTGTTCTTTCCTGCCTGTAAGACATAAGAACCCTTACCAACTACTACTGCTCGCTTAGCCCCATTTAGAGCATTGGCTAAGATTTCTGTTGCTTGTGCTTTTTGCTTTTCCAACTCGGCAATTTGGTCTTTTAGACTTTTTACTAGATCGTAAGCGTCTTTGACTTTCTTGCTCGTTAGTCTAACTTCTTGCGGTGTCTCGTTTTCCATTTTGTTTCCTTAGTTTTATACCGATTACTCGGCTACCGAAACTTTCGGTATTTACAGATTACGCCTTTTAGTATTTTTGGTCAAGTATTTATGAAACTTTTTTTCTGGCGTGTCTAATAGTTTTCTAGCCAAGTCAAATACTCTTTTGAGTTTTCTACCCTTGCCAAGAGCTTTTTATTTTTGATGATCTCGGCATAATCTCTAAGACACTCTGCCCTGTTGTAATACTTCACCTTAGCTAATAACTCCCCTGCTAGTGTTCGGTAAGTTATCGTGGCTCGTATCTCTGCCCCGTATTCTGCCGAATAGGTGATCTCTCTACCCTTTACAACTTTACTTCTGCTTTTCTCTAAGTCCATTAGACAAGTTCCAATTCTCTATGTTCGGTGGCGTTAGTTTCTGGAACATCTAGCCAATTACAGCTTTTACATACAGCATAGATTTTTGGTGGCACATTGGTAATTGAGTAGCGATAGACATACTTAGTTAGGTCATACATAGACACAATTTTTTTACATACAGCACAAGTAGTCATTTTTATTCTCCTGTAATCATCTCGGCAATACCGGCAAGCTTTACTAGCCTAGCAAGAACTACGGAATAAGCAAGTCTATTTATGTCTGCTGTGTGTTTTCTATCTACTGCTGTAAATAAAGAGTTAGTGTCCGTAAGGTTCATAATCTCTACTGCCAAACTTTCATAACGCTTGTTCCAAGTTCGGATCAGGTCAGCAGTAATAAACATCTGGTCAGCATACTTGGTAAAAGAGTTATTTGGATTAGCTTTGGCTAGTGTCTGGCTAAACTCGTTAGCAAGTTCTAACGCTTGTTCGGCAGTATCAGGGTCAGTTGAGATAAGTGCTAGTTGTAGTTTTTTATTTTCCATTTCCGTTTCCTGTTCGGTTTTGATGTTTCCAAGATAGCACACTTGGATAAAGAAAGTAAGCAGTTTATACACTTGCTTAGGTGTTTTGCTATTAGGCAGGTTCGCCTTATTTAGCAAATTTCAAATCCACCAGAGTTTTCCAGAAACTCGGCAAACTCTTTTAGATCATCAAGGTCTAGGGAATACCAAGTAGCGAAGTTGTCCTTTGTTCCCTCGGCATTACAGCTATTACACCAGCCCTTTATTCTGCCTAGAATAATTGCTTGCTCTTGTGGCAGTTCTCGGTCAGGCATACCATTTTCCACGCCAACCCTGTCTGTTCTAATTCCAGAACCTTTACAGATTTCGCAGGTTTCTCTTGGCAGTTCTGATAGAGCTTTGTTTCTCTGAACAATAAACTCGTTAGCCCTGCCATTTTCCAGATCGGTTTTTATGCGATTAGCAAGTTCTAAACTGCCTTTATCGTCTAGTCCATCGCCATCGTTGTAATGTCCAGATACTTCACCAACTAGGTCGTTATACATCTGCTCGCAGTAGTCCCAGAGTGGCCGCCAGCCCCAGACATTACGCCTGAAATAAGTGCCAACTTCGTTTTTAGGGTTCTTGCCATAAACATCCATACCCATTTTTAGTTTTCCTTTCACTAGGGTTTTTTGTTATTGCCAAGTCAGTTTATAGCAACTCACCGACATTTCGCAACTTTTTTATTGGCAAGTCGCAAATAAAGCTGATAAGCAGTTTAGACACTTGCTTAGGTGTTTTCCGTTTTTCAGGAGTGGCTTAGTCCAATACCTCTGATGTGAGATCCATTTTTTCATCATCAGGGTTGCCCTCGTTATCCTCGTTGTAAGAAACTCTAACAAAGGTGCTAGTTCCCCAAACTAAATCGTGTCCGATAGATGAAGCTTCTACTTCCACCGAAGTCCCAGCCCGCTCGCCATTGTCCCAATCTCTAACTCTTAGAACCCCCGACACAACAACTCTGTCCCCTTTGGCGATAGATGTATTGGCGTTTATAGCAAGTTGTCCAAAGGCAGTAATGGTGAACCAATTAGTATCTTTTGTAATCCAGCGAGCAGAGTGTCTGTCCCAAATCTTAGTGTGGCTTGCTAAACGGAAACTAGTGATCGCTAAATCTTCCCTAGTTATTATGTGCCTAGGTGTTGTAGCAACTAGTCCCTGAATAGTTATTGTTGAGTTTTCATTAGCAGACATTTTATTCCTTTTCTTTTTGTTGTTAGGTGAGCAGTTTATCAACTTACTCAGGTTTAGCAAGTTCTTTTTGTAGCAACTAAACTTACAAAAAAGCTGGATAGTATTGCGATCAACTCCAATACGGATACCTCCATTTTTACACCTTAGTATCATCGGTGCTTAGTTTTTTCTTGCTAAGGAACAAGGGCAGTTTAGCGACATACTCCGGTCGGATTTCACTAAGTTTTCAGGGTAGCGATCCCCCGAACCCACCATACTAGTCGGTTCTATGAACGGACATCTTGGTTCTCCACCGATTTCTCGGTTTCGGGTTCTGCTTAGTGAAAGTCTATTACTCGTCAGAATACTCCTGCTCTGGCGATAAATCAAATCTAAATGTAGCTCGGTATTCATCGTGGCTAGATCGTGTAATTACCATTTCCTTTTCAGGCGTAATACTTATCCGTAGCGTGTAATCGCCATTTATGGATAAAGCGTCTAGCAAGTCTTTTGCCTTTGTATCTGTCCAACCATTACTGCCTGTCCAACCCACACTCTCACCATAAACTCGGATCAGGGTTTCCTCTGTCCAACCTTTATGAAGTAAGTATGGCTCTAAGAACTCGTCTTGGAAGTATTGCTTATCATCATCAAAGCAACCAAAACACTCACTACTAAACTCACTCTCGCCTGTTTCCTCGTTCTCTACTTCACAAGAACAAAGATTAGTGATCTCTAATTCGGTTGCCTGTGGCTCTGTGTTGTTATCCATTTTATTTTCCTTTCGTTTGGATAGTAAAAGTTTATAGATTTACCAAAGTTTCGTCAAGCTCTTTCGGTGGATAATCTGGAACTCCACCTGCCATACAAATACCAACTTTGATAACAAGCTCGGCTGTGTTCATTCCCATAGCCTTAGCAATTTCCTCTAACAATTCACTACTAGGCTGTTTCTTGCCCTGCTCTACTTCCCATAGGTAGTTGTGAGAGATTACGGCTTTGGTATTGTTGATCATCTGCCTAAGAGTGTATCTTGTTTCTTTCCGGTATTCAGAGATCACCCAAGATAACGCTGTTCTAAATAACACTAGACACTTTCCTTTCGTCATTTACTAACTTCTTTTCTGGTGAGAGCTAGGCGATTAGAAACAGGGGGAAAAATAATCGCCTAGCCCTCGGTTGTGGATAGCAGAAAGGAAGTTGTGAAACATCTATCCACATTATCGGTAAGCACAACAAGCAGGAAAAAAGCTTACCGAAGTTTATTTCTATAACACAGGATAAACCTTATTTCCTGTTTCGTCAAATACTTCTATGAAAGTATTATCTGATACTTCTAGGTTCTCTGTAATGCTCTCATAAGCTTTCGCAGGATCACTAGCCATAACCGAGTAATCGGTTCTGATTACAACCTTGTAAGGCTGAACAGGTTTAGGGCAGTCAGAATACCAACTTTCCTCGTCATCATCATTGGCACAAATACAACTATCCTCACTACCATTAGCAACATAGTCAGCGTGGCAACTCGGTATTTCCCAAGATCTAGTTTCATTGAGTTCCCCCTCTACGCCAAGAAACTCTGCCCCCCAACCTTGTTCCTCCTCGCAATAAAACTGAAACTCTAAGTTCGGGTGTTGCTCTACCATAGCCTCCATAGCAGGATAGGGAATACTCCAAGCTGTATCGTAGCGATAGATTATCGTGTCGGTTTCGCCTAACTTGTCTAAGATAGTTTCTAAGCTTGATCCTGATGTGTCCCACTTCACTCCCCAATTATCTATGTTCCACTGATACCAACAACCTTCGGGAAAGTCCTCTCTACCCCAATACTCGTTAGTATCTAGTAGTTCTTGCTTAGGCGATACAAAGTTCCAGAAAGACAGATCACAAGGTTCGCTTATGTTCTTTTCGTTTTTCCTGTCCTCGTTCTTTACATTGTTTCCGTCAGCGTTCTTTATCCAAGTATCAGATAAATAATTTGTTTCGTGTTGCTGTTTAGCTTTGTTAGCAAACTCCAACAAATCGGTTTTAGAGCCAGAAATCTCTACTTTGTTATAGACCCAATTTGGCATTACTTCTTACCCCTCTTTTTTCTGAAAGCAGGGTGTCTAAGTTGAGAAGCCATTAGCTCTATTGCTGATGTGTGTTCCATTTCAGTTGTAATTACTAGATCAGTAATTTCCTGAATACCTAACTTCTCTGCTAATGCTTTGTAAGGCTCAAATGCTCGGTGAAAGAACGGATTAGGCATTTCCAGATTTACAGCAGTAGTAGCCATAGCACAGAAGATTTGGATAGCAAGTCCAGCAATTTCCTCTGTCGTTTCCAGCTCGGCAATTACTTCCATTAGGTCTTGCCCCTTTTCGTGATCGTGGTTCGGGTCTTGGCAGTTTTCACTCATTTAGTTTTCCTTTCGTAATGGTGATACTTCTATGGTATAGATTTTCCTGAACAAGTCAAGTTTTATCTACCCTGTTTCGCATTAGCACTTGTAAGAGCCTCTGCCCCTAGTTTCCCGATTATCTCGGCAACTTCGGTTATGGAGTTTCCGACCTTGACTATCTTGGTATCAGTTCCAGCAGAAACAGCTTTTACATAATGTCCCCCCTCGTAAGTGATCCATAGAACACCTACGCCAGATTTCATACACCGAGAGAGCCAATGCTTAGTGGCGTTGATTTCCTCGGCAGTATAGCAAGCGTCAGAAACAACAACTAGCAACCTAGCACTTTTTCCGTCTAGCAGTTCTAGTTGTCCGTTTAGAGCCTGAAACGCCAAATCAAACTTTTCAGTTCCGTCATTAGCAGAATAGACATTTACTTCATCTAAGCGTTGCCCGACTTTGAGAGTTGGAAACACGCCTGAACCGAAATTGACCATAGCAGTTCTCGCTTGGATACGCCTACCAGCCTCACTTAGAACCCAAGCAGTAGTAGCCATAGGTTTCATAGCAGAACCCATAGAGCCTGAAACATCTACCATAATTCCGATAGACAAGTTAGGAGTTTCGGTATGCTTGCGAGTTTTGTATTTCCAAGTTTCCACAGGAGTAAATACGCCCTTAGATTTCAGAGCCTCACGCTGAACAACTGCCCGACTACGCAAGCGACCTTTTGGCATTACCGAAGTGATCCTAGTTTCAGTTCTGTTTCTGTATTTTGCTTTTGCCCAAAGTTTAGAGATTAGAACAGCACTAGCTCTTTCACTAGCAGTAGGTTTTCTAACTTCTACCAACTTAGAGTTAGAGCCAGAACCCTTATCAGTTTCAGGTTCGCCAAATACACGCTGACTTGACTTCTTGTGTTCTGCTTTTTCGGCAGACTTATCTGCCCTTGCTTTGCCTGTATCTTTCCAAAACTTATCTATTTGTTGCTTACTAAGTTTCTCAATAGCAGTTAGTTCGGTGTTCTCTTTTGCTTTTTCTATCTCGGCAAGGATTTCCTCAATAGTTTTTTCTCTACTGCTACTTTTACCCTCGCCCTTGTCCTTGTCCTCGCCCTCGCCCTCGTTCTCGCCCTCGCCCTCGTCATCGCCCTCGCCT